TATTCTTGAATGTCATCGTCTTCTTCAGTCATCGCGGTCTCCATTCTGTAATACGTACAACACCCAAACTAGCATAGCGCACATGAATACAAAAACAAAAGCGCCAAACATCATGAACATAAAAGTTACAGCTACGTCCCACATATCAACCTCCGAAGATTTTCTTCAGCGCATCGTACAAAGAGCGTGCTTGCATCACACTCAAACTGTTGATGATGTCTGTTTCTCGCCTCGCCCACGTAGGCTGCGGACTGAGCGCGGCAATGCCCTCGCCTCGCGTAGCTTTGGCTTTCTCTATGACTTGCTTGGCTTTGAGTTTCTTAGTTGGCTTCATAGGTACATACTCAGCTACCGCTACAGAGTATCGGTTCTGTGCGTCTCTCGTACACATCCCCTTCTTAAGAAACTGCGTGAGCAGTGAACCAACAGAGGACGGCTTGTACCCCCGCTGCGCTAATGCCCTGCTCACCTCTCCGAATGATGACGCGGGGTTGTTCTTCACATAATCAAATGTGGCGCGTGTCACGTTGTTGGTGACGCTGAAATATGGTTGTTGTGTTTCCACTTGCTTCTCCTGTTGTTGGTTATCTAATTCCCATTCGCTGAGTATTCCACTCAGTGCAGTTTTGATGTCTGGCATTGCGTTCTCCTTTGTTAAAAAATGTACCTCGCATGAGCGAGGTTGTCAAGTGTTAGACAAGTTAGCGGGTACTATCGGTGTACTCTACTGTCCATCCCAGCGCCTCGAATACAAGCTCGATACTGGCGTCGGGTGAGTCTTGGTGTATGACTGTTGCAAGCTTCTTCGGCTTGTTGATACGCACGACGGTGTTTGAGCGAGGGATGCCCCAAGTGGCGTTGTCTGATAGCGTCGTGAGAACGAGCGACAGCCAGTGCTTTGAGTTCTCCATACCTTCGTGGTTGTTCAGGTCGTAGTTGGTCTGTTTCATTTGTGTCAGGTCTCCATATAAAAAGGTCAAGCGCCAGCACTAGGATGGCGCACAGGTAGGTTAGGTTAGTAGTAGTCATCTCGGGTTAACTCCTTCTCGTTGAGTTCGGTAGCGTACTGATGTGCCTCGCGCTGTGTGTCGAACACGTACCCCATCTTGTCTTCAACACCATCCTCATCGACAACGATGTAGCCACCACCCTCACCATCGTAGTCATCCACCGACCACGGCGGGTCGTAGTCATCTTTAGCCAAGTGCTTGGCCAGCATGTTGTCGTAGAACGCGTCTAGGTTTCTCATCTCATTCATTTACTTCTCCTCTTGGTATTTAACAAACGTAACTACCCCATCGTAGTAGTGGGGCACAAGGAAGTCACAGTTATCAAGTGCTGTTGCTCTTGACTCTATGTCAGCATCGTCTATCAACTCGGCGCTCTTGATGTTGTGCACCAGCGCCTCGTGTGCGTCAAAGAACTCGATGTCTCCAAAGATTACAAAGCGTTTCATGTTGTTTCTCCTTATGAATAAGTGTTTGCTTTGACTTGCTCGTGGTAGAGCTTGGCCAAGCGATCCTGCACCTTGTCCCAACCCTTGTCCCCATACAACTCTTGTAGCGCCATGCCAATAGACCAACGCACATCTTCTTCATCCTCCATGTGGTCGACCGCCTCGGCAATCAATGCATCAATATCAATCTTCATTTCTCTTCTCCTTTAACAAGCGTCTAAAAATGTGCCATCATCATCGAACAGCACGAACCGAAGCTTTCCTTTGCTGCCCAGCATATCGGCGGTTGCAGAGATAGCGTCAAGCGTGTCCGCTAAGTCGCCACCTGCCTCATACAGTGTGCGGTACTCAGTCTGCAACCCTGTTATCTCTCGCATCCCACCCAGCTTGATGGCTTCGCCAAACGATGAGTACATACCTACTGAATAAAAACATAATCTCATTTCAATTCTCCTCAAAATCTAAATCAACACCAACGAAGTACAACAGCCTGTCGTCACTCAACCGCAGTCGTGTGTAGTTGTAGCGTGGGTCATCGCAGTTCTCGGTGTTACCCTCCAACTTAGCACCGACTAGCTCTTCAGCGCCGATGTAATGCTCACCTACATAGTGCTCATGTTCAAGCACATCTTCAAACGCAGGGATGGCTAAGCCATCCTCTGCCAAGTCATCTCTCATTCTTGCTTTCATTTACTTCTCCTTTGGTTTTAAAAGTCGGGAGAGAAACCTCTCCCGATGGATACCTACTAGCTCAACAGAGCAGGCAGGGTTTGCTTGACCGCCCGATACTCCCAGTTCAGGTAGTAGCAGGCGACCTCGGCAACCGCATCAGCCAAGCCTTCCTCGAGCTTGGCACACAGCGTATCAATATCACACGCAAGGAATGCGTGGTAGATATCTAAGTCACGCTCGGTCAAGTCCTTAGCCTTTACCCACGCTGTTGACTCGGCTTTGAACGTATTACAGAGAGTGTTTATAGTAGTTGTTGGCATCTCATCCAAGCAAGCGGTCAGCATATCAACGTCAGCTTCCATCATGCAGTTGAACAAGTCCTCCTCCTCGATGAAGCCAGCCTCCTCGTCCTCCCATGCGTAGTCATCCTCACTCCAGCGGGGGTCGTGTGCTGAGAGCTTGCGTGGTTGTGATGTGAGGTCAGCCGTTGGTGAGTAGCTGGTATATCCGCCGTAGGTGTCGTCGTAGTCATACGCACTGCTGTACATAGCGGACGAGTAACGCTTGGCGTAGCGTGTCGACTGGTATGCAGGGATGAGTCGGCTTGGTGACCATGCGTATGTATTGCTGAACCACAGACCATCGTGCTCAATGCCTTGGTCATAGTTGACATGGCTCATCTTGCCCTCTCCATCCATGAACACGAAGCGGTTGTCACCGATGAACTCGGCAAGCATATCGAGGAACTTCTCGTTGTGCACGAGCGGCGGATGGTCAGCAACAGGGCTAGCGAGGAAGTCTTGGATGAAGTGCCAAGTGTCTGACTTAGCCTTGTCAGCGGCATTGCCTGTGTGCAACACGCCGTTGTGCATCATGCCGACATAGCCCTTGACGATATCGTAGGGATGGCAGTTCTCCATGTTGGTGTGACCATGCGTAGTCCAGCGGAAGTGGATGGCAAGCTGGCGCTCGTCGTTGGGTAGCTTGGAGATGAACTGCGTAGCGTCAGCCACGGACTTGGGCAGTACCTTGGTGACCTTGAGTCCCTTGGTTGTGGCATACATGATGCCGATGCCGTCAGGGTTGCTGGTGTAGATGTCACTCAACATTCCGTGTGTATTGAGCAGGGTCGAGCGGATTTTGGCAGACGTGCCAGTGATGATTAAACACATGATAATTTCCTTTGATTGATTAAGCGTTGGTGATGTTGTCAGAGCAGGTAATTTCGGCAGGTGCGGCGTTCTTAGCACCGACACGGCGGCGTATGCCGTACCAATCAGCGAGGTGTGGGTAGCGGTTGTCGGTAGACTTGAGCCACAGCAAGAAGTCCTGCTCGTTCAGGTCACGCATACTTGCGACACGACAGAACATGACAGCGGCATGGGTGAACTCGATCTGTGCAAGCAGTCGTTCTTTCTTGAGCGTTGCTCTGAAGATGCGAAGCTCGATGGTGTTGAAGTCACGCTCACCGACAAACTGCACACCCAAGCGGTCAGCCTCCATGCGGCGCAGACAGGTCGTGTTGACCATGTAGTACCGACTGGTGCTCTTGCCCTTGAGCGCCTTGCTTGCATTCGCCATAGCTTCTTGACCCTCGACAGCGCAGTAGCTACGAGCCTGCTCGTCCCGATGGGCATGACGACCAGCTAGCTTGCGGATGAAGTCGGTGTTGTGCTCAGAGTTGATGAACATGATGAACTTACCGAGGGTCAGCTTAGTGAATGCCTTGGAGTCCATGTGAACGTGCATACCGCACCTGCCACCATTCCATGCGTAGTAGTAAGAGGCGATGTTCCAGCCCTTGAACTTCTCGATGTGTTCAGCCAAGCCTCGAGGCGCAGACACAATCTCAAGCCCACCAGTTGGTAGCGAGCCATCGGTCTTGCATATGCAGTAGGCATCCCCCAGTTCTGAGCGTATGTCCTCGACCGCATCGTTGACACTGTCTCGTGTGATTAGCTCAAGCTCGACACCCATGTGGAAGTCACCGAACGGAGTCGAGTAGAAGCTGTTGTCCTTCTCGAGATGGTCGAGCACGTTGGTGCGGTACGACATGAGGCTGTCGGTGTCCTCGTCGTTGTCATCGGGGTCGTCGGAGTCAGGCTCTTCGGACAGCCACTCATTATTGTTGTCATCGTAGAACGCATCCTCTCGGAGTATGTACTCCTCGGTGTCTTGTGCATAGACCAACACATCCTCATCCTCACGACACGCTTGGCAGTACTCACGTTGACTACCCCGCACATACACCTCGGTCATCTCATCGGCGTAGTCGATGTGATTGCAGTAACCCTTGGACAGATTTGTGCTGATGTCCTTGGAGTTGAACACCTTGCTAGCTCTGTCAAAGATGCGCTCGTGTAATGAGTTGCCATGCTCGTACATATACATGAAGCTACTCTCGAAGTCAGATGTGTCATCGTTCTTGATGGCTTGCTTGATAGCCTCGCCCATCGTCATACAGAATGAGCGGTGCTTGGCAAACGAACTTGCAAAGTTGATGTGCAGACCCTTGTACTCGACACTTGGCTTTACTCTGCGGTCTCCGACCAGCTTCTCGTGCCGATCTAGTCGTGCCCTGTGTATGCGGTATCCGATTGAGCGCTTGTTGTTGAAGTAGTGGTTGTCGAGTAGGTTGACAAACAAACGACCAGTGTGCGAACCATAGCCGTAGGTCATGAACCATGTGAGCTCGTCCCCAGTCACCTCACGCACACTTATCTCGCGGAAGCGATCAGCACTTGTGTCAATGGTGATGTAGGTGTCGATGGCTGTGGCAATGTCGCTGTGAATGTCAAGCAAAGTGCGCAGGGTCGAGGGCAACCTGTCCCAGTCGTTGTAGCTAGGCGCTACGTTCAGACCGATGTGGTCTAAGTTGTGTAGGGTGTGCCCAGTCTTTGTATTGGCAAGACTCACAAAGAAATAGTTCCGTGTGACTATCTCGCCCGAGCTATTGGCGACGTTCAATGTTGCGATGCTTAGTTTCATGATGCTTCTCCATTTGGTTTATGTTTTGTGTTTGCTTTCAATGGGAGAGAAACCTCTCCCATGTCGTTGACAGGGTGATTAGTCCTGCTTACTCGTTCCATGTAAGCGTTGTGCTGCTTGATGAATAGTTTCCGAAGTCATAGTTCACCATGACTAAAGTTTCCAGCGTGTAGGCATCAAGCCTGTGGTTTTGTAGGAAGTTGCCTAGCGGCACAGCCCCATCTATGTTGCGTGACAGGTCGCTGAACCTGATACAGCAGTCTCCCGTGTCTATCAGCGCAACCATGCGTTGCCCATGCTCGTCATATTGACGACCTGTGTTCCATTGGTGTTTCATTTACTTTCTCCCTCTCTTTACTTCAAAGAATCCAAGCCATTGAGTGCCCTCGACTTGGGGTTGGTACATCTTTATGTCGTACTGTGCATCGTGCGCCACAGGTACAAGGAACAGGTTGTATGAGAACCCATCCTTGTCCATCAGCTTGAGTAGCTGGCGCAAGTCCCGCTCAGGTGTAGTCGTTGCCCATTGCGCTACGCTGGAAGCGTAGAAGTGTTGTACTAGTTCTTTCATTTGTTTTCTCCTTGGTTAAACATCGTATTCGTGGTGAATCACACCAACAAACTTGTTGGCGTGGTAGGGGTTAGGCATGATGGTCACTCGTTTGCAGAAGTACCCGCCTGCTTCTTGCGTGGTGTCTCGATAGACTCGATGCAACAACCACTCGTTAGCAGCGTCTGAAGTCGTGTCCTCGGCAAATTCCAACAGCACGTATTCGTCTCTACCATCTATCCCGAAATGGGTGTTTCCGATGTGTTGTATCTTTGTTTCATTCATTCTGTCTCTCCTTTACATTCAATAACTACCAACATGACCTGCATCCCTAACAGGAACGCACTACCTAGCGCCATGAACATCCACAGATATCCACCGCCCTCATCCATCATCTGATTAGCGCCAAGCGCCATAGCGTTGTAGAGCACGAGGCTCAGGAAGATATGACTCAATACAGCTTTTGCTCTCATTGCATTGCCTCCGCTTCTGTGATTACAAACTCGCCGTGGTCACCGCCAACAGGCGCACCATCGGTGTAGTAGAAGATGCGTTCATCTTTGGCATCCTCTAACCCATCCCATGTGGCAGTAGATACGACCATGCCTTTGAACGCTTCTTTGTTGTCATGCCAATACCCATCGCACACATACAGGTTCTGCGTTAGTGCTCGGCGCTTCTTGAGCGCATCCTTGCGCCTTTCACACATACGCTTGAACGAGTGACGTTTCATCAGCACGATGTGCCGTTGCTTTATCTGTCTTGCTTTCATTTATCTTCTCCTCTCAATGCTTTCGTAGTCTCTGCCCACTCATGCACAACATCGCCTTGCTTGTTGAACACGTTCAGATGTACGACGCCATCGGACACGAACACCTCCACATAGCCATTGTTCGTACCAATGTCTACGACTGCGCTCTTTACGTTGTTGTCAAGTGTGTCTACTGTCAGTTTCATGTTGCTTCTCCTTTGGTTTGCTCGTTGAATAACTTCTCGAATGTGTATGGCTTGTCAAAGTTGTTAATCAAATTAAAGTCTTCGTCTAAAACATTTGCGTCTTGCAACGCAACCTCAATGTTGAACACAAAGTCACTCAACATTTTGGGCATATCCGCACCTCCATATGCCGTATGCAGGGACTCGATTAGAAGTAAGGCGTATTCAGCATCGCCTTTGTATGACAAACTTTTCTCTGATGCAGTTATTAAAATCATGTTGCTTCTCCATACAGGCTAGGTTGAAGATGGTCAGCGGCATAGCCCAAGTTCCGCAGACCAGTTGGGAGAGGTTTCTCTCCCGTGGGTTAGACACCCGTCAAAGCCCATGCCATGTCGCAGGCACAGGCTCGTTGTCGTTCAGGTTCTCGATGGCAGCGAGTGCTGCCTTTAGTTTGTTGACCCTTGCCTGTGTGTCCTGTGTTGGACTTATGGCATGGTCTTGGTTAGCGTGTAGCAGTTCCTTGGTCGTGCGGTTGACCAGTCTGCGCTTGCGCTTGTCGTGTATGTCGGCAGTTACTACCCGCTCAAAGGGTATCTTGCGTCTTGCCTTGGCTGTGTATGGCACAGCATCAAACAGCTCAATGATGCGGTTTTTGATACGCACAGGGATGAAGTCAGACCAGTGCAACCCTCGGTTGGGTAGATTCTTCTCGGCGGCATAGGTTGATGGTGTGAAGTCGCCGCTGTTCTTGAGACTGGTGATGCGGTTGTACATCTCAGCCAACACCACAGCATAGGCATTGAAAGCCTCGACCCTAGCATCGGTGTCGTCATCCGCTTTGTACTTGAGCGAAGCTCTCACACTACGGCGTTCAGCCTGCAAAGGTTTTAACACATCGCCCCATAAAATGTTCTGTTGTGCCTCGTGTATGCGGTGTCGGCGTAGCTGTTCTTTCTGCCTGAGTATGGTGTCTCGCATCTCATTGACGACCAAGCGTGATGTGCCTTTATCGAGTAGCTTGGATAAATGATTGGCTAACTCACGGCGCTTGAGCTTCATGAGTGCTTGGTATTGCAGGGGTGCTTCGTGTTCCATTGTGTGCCTCGTGGTTGTAAAGCAATCATTATATCATGGGTGTTGATAATAACAGGGCAGGTTGTCCGTGATTTTACAAAGTATCTTCACTATCGGACAGTCGCCACGCCTTATGCCGTAAGGGTTTGTTTAAAAAGTGTACCAAGTATCTATGTTTTTGGAGGGTCGCAAGCCTGAGCTTAAAAGTAAAAGTTTTTTCCTGCTTGTACGGCAGAGCACGCACACATACTAACTCTCCTATATATAAATATATATAAAACTATAGATTAGTAGTACCGAATTTTAAAAAATCCCCGCCGTTGTTGGGCTAAACGCTGTCCGACTGCTTGGATACTTGTGAAAATCTCGGAAGCCAAGATTTTCACCACTTGGAGAGAATTCTCTCCCAGTCAGTAGGGTAGTGACTGCTGAACTGGTGCTTGCACCTTGTCGAGCCACGCCTCGAATGCCTCGTCTGAGGCAAAGGTTTCTTTGAGACTGTGCTTGATGTTGTAGACAGTTAAGAACTTGTAGTTCTGCATTGATGGGTTGGGGTAGTACTCTTGCAAGCGCCACTCTACACCTTTGATGGTGAGGATGCCTACGTCTTTGAGCAGGGGGAAGTGTGTTGAACGCATGATGATTCTCCTTAGATGGTGGTTGTGTTGAGACGCAAGTTACAGGTTTCTTCGTGAAGCATTTGGTATGTGCCCAAGCCCAACTCATGGATGAGCGCAATCATTGCCTGTGGGATTTCTTGGTTTACCCATTCGATAGGTAAACCACCCTCAATCTCTGACTCGCAAAGAATCAAATCGGCTGTGCCTGTGCGGGGTGGAAGGATGATGACAAATGTGCCCTCGGTGAAAGGGCTGGGGATAACTGCAAGTTTCATGGGATAAATCTCCTAGTTGGACAAGAAAAGAAACAGCGGCACGAAGCCGCTGTCAGAGATCGGGAGAGAAATCTCTCCGATCATTCAAAGGTGATGGAAGCACGCAACTCGGTGATGAGCGCATCGAACTCTGCCTTGCTAATGCCTGAGTTGATAATCTCGTTGACCAAAGTCTTGACCAAGGCTTTCGGTGCTGACACCTTGACTTGACGACCGCTTGACTCAGGCTCAGTCTCAGGGCGAATGATGTGGTAGCGGAACTTGGAGTAGCCCTTGTAGTAGGCACTCTGTGCATCCTTGCTTCTCTCATCCCGAGTCTGGGAGAGAATTGTCTCCGCCGCTTTCAAGGTGCAGGCTGTGTAGCCCATGATGAACTGCGTGATGCAGTCCTTCATCAACTGTGCCTGTTGCTCAGGCGTAGCCTTGGCGTATTCCTTATGCGCCCCTAGTGTGGATGCGTGGGTTGTGCGTTCAGCTTGACCCAATGCAAAGAACAGTTGGGTTGTTGTGATAGCAAGTTTCATGATGTGTTCCTTTCAAGAACGTATCGTCTAGGCGAAGTGCTTCGAACCGATACCTCTATTGTATGGAAGGGGGTATTCGGGGGTACTACAAAGCCGTATAAACTGAGAACCTTAGACCCCACCTACCCCCCACCAACCCATATACAGGGCATACCCCCGTCGTCATATGAACACTATTCCCCAACCATTCTCTGCAACTCAATTTAGTACTTTACAACTACTATAAAAATTTTATAAAATTTTGTGTCAACCGTTGGACAAAGCACATAAAAAAAAACCCCCTGACTTTGCAATCAGGGGGCGAAACGGCGGAGTATCTATCCAACCGAGGAGAAGCAACCGGCAACTGCTTGCCCATCACTAAATTTAAGTATACACTCCGCGCATCGCAGGTACAAGGGACTTATGCGCCAATGTTAGATCACCTTATTGATTTTGAACCCGAAGTGGTCACCCACTCTGGTAAACCTACGCCGCTTGAAAAAGAACATCCGGCGGATAGGATCGACGCCCAAGTAAAGACAACCGACTGGCTCAAGAGTCTGGGAGCCGCAGACACAGATACCGTGGTCAGCAACGCAGAAGTTCAAGCAGCACGCGCATCTTTTACAAACCTCGTGTCTTCAGCGCCAGCAGAAATCACGCACGAACATCTGGCCCAGATTAAAACACCGGCAGCTGTACAACACTTGGTCGGTATGTTGACCGCCTATGACTGGGAGTTTATTCAACAGGCCAAAGAAATTCGAGGCTATACAGTAGCCAAACTGTTGGAAGAATGCGAAAACCCTAGCGCCAGTATTCGGCTTAAGGCGCTTACAGCCCTTGGTAGGGTTACCGAAGTTGGATTGTTCACCGACAAAATTGAAGTCAAGAAGACAGACCTGACCGATGAAGAGATTGACCGCAAGCTTAAAGACAAGCTGGCCAAGTTCATGGGCGTGCAAGACGCTGATGTTATCGAGGATATAGACGAAGTTAGTACTAACCAACAACCCGCCGATGAAACTGAACGACTTGACACTGAGTCCAACTGAGATTCAAGCTATCCAAAAAGCCCTCCCAACCTTGAGTCTGGCGGAAAAGGTGGAGCTTATGGGTATGTTGGAGGAACGCGAGAAACGCTACAGCGTCAACGCCGGTCGTACAAACATAATTGAGTTTTCCAAGTACGTCTACCCCGGATTCAAAGTAGGGCCACACCACAGAAAGTTGGCCAAGATATTCCAAGATGTAATTGAGGGTAAAAAGAAGAGAGTAATTATCAACATTGCCCCACGTATGGGTAAGTCCGAGTTCTCGTCTTACCTGTTCCCCGCGTTCTTTCTAGGTAATTACCCTAACAAGAAAATTATCATGGGAACGCACACTGCGTCGCTGTCTGAAGATTTTGGACGGCGGGTTCGTAACTTACTGGATGATGAGCAGTATCATGAGCTATTTCCTCAAACAATTATTGCAGATGATCAGAAGGCTGCTGGAAAGTGGAGTACTGCTGCTGGTGGCCAGTATTATGCTGCCGGTGTGGGTGGCGCTCTGGCTGGGCGTGGTGCTGATTTATTTGTTATCGACGACCCTCACTCGGAACAAGACGTCAAAGCAAACAGTCGTCTAGCGTTTGACACGGCGTGGAGTTGGTTTCAAACTGGCCCGTTGCAACGTCTGATGCCGGGCGGGGCAATCATAGTAATTATGACGCGCTGGGGGCCACTGGACTTAACCGGCAGACTAATACAGTATCAGGTAAGTAACCCCGAAAGCCCACGCTGGGAGATTGTGGAGTTGCCAGCCATTCTGAACGAGGACACAGAGAACGAGAAATCTCTTTGGCCAGAGCAGTGGCCACTGGAAGCCCTCAAAAGCGCAAAGTCCTCAATGGACCCCCGCTACTGGAACGCGCAGTACATGCAGCAGCCGACCTCAGACACGGCGGCAATCATCTCAAGAAAACACTGGCGCATATGGGAGGGGGACGAGCCACCTACCTGTGAATACATCATCCAGTCATGGGACACGGCGCATGAAACCAAAACAACCTCCGACTATTCTGCCTGTACTACTTGGGGGGTCTGGTACAACGAGGAGGAGAACGACAAGCCCCAGCTTATCCTCCTTGACGCTTTCAAAGACCGGATCGCATTCCCAGAACTCAAACAAGTCGCCTTCAAGCACTGGAAGGAATGGCAACCCGATGCCTTCATTGTGGAGAAAAAGGCAGCAGGTGGGCCACTGATCCAAGAGCTTAGGGCGATGGGCATCCCTGTACAAGAATTTACACCAAGCCGTGGAAACGATAAGATGGTGCGTGTGCAGGCTATTGCGGACTTGTTCTCCTCTGGTATGGTGTGGGCACCTGACACACGTTGGGCACGCGAAGTGATTGAGGAGGTTGCGGCCTTCCCCGTTGGCGAGCACGATGACTTTGTGGACACGACCAGCCAAGCACTGCTTCGATTCAGACAAGGCGGCTTCATCACGCTAGACACGGATGAGCCAGATGAACAACGGTTTTTCAAACGTCGCAGTGCGGCGTACTACTGATGGAACAATTTTTTTACGAACTCCTAGTTCCGTCGTCTATTGCGGACGAGGCGTTAGCGTTTAGCAAAAACAATGAGGTCTGGCACCTTTACTACAACTTTGAGGCGGCACGACTGCCAATAGAGCTTGTGATCAAAGAGCCAATGCTCATGTGGTTAGCCAAAAATAAATTTGACTTTCATGTGGGCGTTATAAAACTACCTCCCAATACCTGCTACAAATGGCACTCGGACACGGACCGGCAGGTTGGCATCAATATGCTATTGGAAGATAATGGCAGCAAGTGCTTATTTGCAGAGGACACGGAGGACGTTTCTTTTCCCATCATTGAACTTGCGTATAAGCCTAGCAAGTATTACGTCTTCAACACGAGACGACAGCATACGGTGTTCAATTTTGCTGGAACCCGGTACTTGTTAACAGTTGAGTTTCTTGGCAAAGACCGAGGCTTAACTTATACGGATATTTGCAACGTATTTAAGGATAATCATGGCAACCAACATAGATAAAGCACTGTACCAACAACCCCAAGGCATGGAAGAACTGGCACAAGAAGAAGAGGCCGTTGAGATTGAAATTGTTGATCCTGAAGCGGTCAACATTCGCGCCGGTGGTTTAGATATAAGCATCATCCCCGGTGAAGAAGAGGATGACTTTAACGTGAACTTGGCTGAGGACATGGACGAGGGTGCGATGTCTTCACTGGCGGGAGACTTGAGCGGAGACGTTGAACAAGATAGAGGCTCACGCAAAGATTGGGAGAAAGCCTATACCGAGGGTTTGAAGCTCTTGGGTTTGAATTACGAGGAAAGAACGGAGCCTTGGAACGGAGCTTGTGGTGTATTTCACCCTATGATTACAGAAGCAGTGGTGCGGTTCCAGTCAGAAACAATTACTGAACAGTTCCCAGCCGCAGGCCCAGTGCGCACAAAAATAATTGGTAACGAGACTCCGGAGAAGCAAGAGGCGGCGGTTCGTGTTGAGGCTGACATGAACTATGAGTTGACAGAGGTCATGCGTGAGTTCCGCCCTGAGCATGAGCGTATGTTGTGGAGCTTGCCAGCTACCGGTTCGGCGTTTAAGAAGGTCTACTATGATCCCAATTTGGGACGCCAAGTATCTATATTTATACCAGCAGAAGACATTATTCTGCCCTACGGAACGACCGATTTAGACACTTGCTACCGCTTGACACACGTTATGCGCAAGACCAAGAACGAGATATTGAAACTCCAGCAAGCAGGCTTTTACCGTGATATTGAGTTACCTGACCCTAGCAAAGAACAAGACAACATTAAGAAGGCCAAGGACAAAGAAACAGGCTTCTCTGATTTAAATGACGAGCGTTACACCCTGTACGAGTGCCATGTGGACTTGGTGTTGGAAGGAGATGAGGATAAAGATGACGACGGTGAACCTACCGGCGTAATGCAACCATACGTAGTTACCCTAATAAAAGGAAGCAATGATGTCCTCGCCATCCGCAGAAACTGGAACCAAGATGACTCCCTCAGACTCAAACGACAACACTTCGTTCACTACCAATACATCCCGGGTTTTGGGGCTTACGGCTTCGGCCTTTTCCACCTCATCGGAGGATACGCCAAGTCAGCCACCAGTCTCATGCGTCAGCTCGTCGATGCTGGGACGCTTTCTAACTTACCCGGAGGTCTTAAGACTCGCGGAATGCGCATTAAGGGAGACGACACCCCCATCGCTCCCGGAGAGTGGAGAGACGTAGACATAGGTTCTGGGGCACTGCGTGACAGCATCTTGCCTTTACCCTACAAGGAACCTTCCGTAGTTCTGGCTGGGCTGTTAGACAAGATCGTAGAAGAGGGCCGTCGTTTTGCCGCAACAGCGGATATGAACGTGTCGGACATGTCTGCACAGGCTCCTGTGGGCACAACACTGGCTCTTTTGGAGCGCCAGCTTAAAGTTATGTCTGCGGTTCAAGCCCGTCTGCACTACACATTCAAGCAAGAGTTGCGTCTGTTGGCGGCAATCATCCGTGACTACACCGAGTCAGATTACGACTATGACCCCATTGATGCACCCCGCAAGGCTAAACAATCAGACTACGACCACATTGACATCATCCCTGTAAGTGACCCCAACGCGGCAACAATGAGCCAGCGGGTTGTGCAGTATCAAGCTGTCATCCAGATGGCGCAGATGGCTCCCGATATTTATGACTTGCCGCAGTTGCACCGCAACATGCTTCAGGTTTTGGGTATTAAGGATGCTGACAAGCTTGTGCCCCTGCCGGACGAGATGAAACCAAAAGACCCCGTGTCTGAGAATATGGCAGCGCTGCGTCTAGAGCCGTTAAAAGCTTTCTTATATCAAGACCACGAGTCCCATATTAAGGTGCACATGATGGCAATGCAAGACCCCACCGTCATGCAGTTGATTGGACAAAACCCCAAGGCCGGTCAGATACAAGGTGCAATGATGGCGCACGTTGCGGAGCACGTAGGATTTGCTTACCGGCAAAAGATAGAGCAACAAATGGGTATGCCTCTGCCTCCAGAGGGAGAGAAGATGCCACCTGAGATGGAGATACAACTTTCCGGCATGATGGCGCAAGCCGCAGCTCAAGTTTTACAACAGAGTCAAGCGCAGCAAGCCCAGCAACAAGCCCAACAACAACAGCAAGACCCGTTGGTCCAGATGCAGCAACAAGAGTTACAGATCAAACAGCAAGAACTTCAAATCAAGCAACAAGACTTGCAACTTAAAGCGCAAGAGATGCAAGGCCGCTTGGAACAAGAGTTACAGATTAAACAACAAGAAATTCAAATCAAACAACAAGACTTGCAACTTAAAGCGCAAGAGATGCAAGGCCGTTTGGAGTTGGACAACAAGCGCCTTGAAGTAGATGCTATGGGTAAAGCGGGGCAGATACAACAACAAAAAGCAACGGCAAACATTACCGCAATGGGTAAGGCTGGAGACTTAAAACGTCAACGGCAACAAATGGAGATGAACGCAAGAAACCAACAA